TCAATGGCGCAGTGGCTGGTTTTCGGCGCGGTTAGCACCAGCTAAAGTGATGTTCCCCATAACATGATTAGTGTCATTGGAATTTTGGAGAATATCCAGCCCGCCAAGTAGCTGTGCAGGACGCAGGTGCAGGTACCGGTCCACGGTGATCTTCGGGTCCGAGTGGCCCGCCCACATCTGCAACCGCAGGAGGTCCATACCCCCTTGTGCTAGTCGCGTCAGACAGGTGTGGCGCATGGTGTGCAGGGTGACGTCCGAGAGATTGAAGCCGAGCTCAGCTAGATCGTCCTTGATGTTGCCCCACATGTACCAGGCGCCGTTCTGCCTGAAGGGGAAATAAATCCACTGACCGGTCTCCGGGTCTATACCAAGATCGTCCTGACGACTATCGAGGGCCGCCGCAGCCGCCGCGGTCAGAGGGACCGACCGAGGCTTATCGTTCTTGGTGCGATAGCGCGCGAACGTAACCAGACGCACATCGCTACCCATGTCGTCCTTGACGGTCGTGACATTATCGGGCCCGATCCCAGTCGCCTCACCAAGGCGAGCTCCTGTGTCCAGGAGGAAGCGGATAAGCGCTGCGAAGCGGGCCCACGGCCTGGTAGGCTGTTCCTGGCGCCGCTTCTCGATGGCAGCGAAGACTGCCTCCTCCTCAGCATAGGAGAGGATGCGATCCTTCTGGTTACGGACGTAGATGGTGGGCATCTTCGGCAGCCGGTCCAGGATGGGCTTGCCGCTCGGGTCGGTCCACTCGGTGGCCGCCTTCAGCGCGCGTCCAATCATAGCCATCTTGCGCTTGATGGTGGCAGGCGCATAGTCCAGCGCGCGCATGTCCTCCACCAGCTTCTCCAGCCGCGTGAAGGTCATGGCGGACACAGGTTCGTGGCCGACAAGATCACTGAGTATCTTGACGTTCGACCTAACGCCCGCCTGGCCCTTCGCATCCCGCCAGATCGTCACCTCAGCGCGCTCTAGCAACTCGCGCATGGTATACACACTTTCACCTTGAGGTGACTTTACGGCAGGCTTAATGGGCTCGACACCGAGGACAATGTCCCTCCGCTTCTCAACCGCAGTGGCCCGGTCGCGTGTCTGGAGGGACACACGGCCAAGGCCTTGCGAACGGAGGTCGAGGTAGTAGACGCCCGAGGGCTTACGCTTAAGCTCAGGTAAGCTCATGTTCTGCTCCCATGTGTCTAGGCTTGAGTTGGCCGGTGGCCAACATGACCGCCATCGCTACCTCGCGGCCCTTCTTGGTGAGCCGGAGATACTTCTGACGCTCGTCGTTAGGATCGACCTCGCGGGTGATCCAGCCGAGAGCATAGCGCTCGTTACTTGTGCGCGTGTTGACCTCAAGAAGAGCCTTATAGCTATTCTTAATGCCAGGGCTAAGTGCGCCGTCAGAGTTCTCCAGGATTTCCTGAAGCGTCAACGGCGACCCGCGAGCATCAGCAGCGGCCACCAGAAGAAAGAACACTGCCTGGTTTATGGTGAGCTTCTCGTGGCCCGCCTGGGCCAGGTAAAGCATTCCAGCCGATAAGCTGGCCAATGGCTTTACGTATTCGTAGAGCCCGTTTTGTTTCGTCATGTTCTCTTTTGGCCTCTTCGCTTCTGCTCGCGGGGTTCGCGTCTCCATAGTCATGATACACAATCCCTTCCATAATCCGATGCTCCTGTCCCCCATAGAGCGCCGCTAGACTACGCTCAAGCGCGTAGTGCGGCACACAACATAGCCATAGTGGCCGATATTGCAACCCTAGTTATATTTTCCCTACGTATAGATAATCATCATACCTATTTTGTCGGTGCTTGCAATCGGTTACCTATTCCAAAATGGGACAGCCTTGGGCGCAGGTAGTGTCTGGCCCAAGGTTTTGCCCCCAACCACATGGCTCAGGCGATGCGGGTCATCGTTACGTTTTCATGCGAGAGCTCGCCGTTCTCGTCCGGGACGTTTCCGTCTTCGTCCCAGAAAGCAGCCCAGGCCTCGCCACCTGTGCCGTCATCGTCAGCCGCGATGAAGGTGATGACTTCACGGCGGAACTCATATGCAGCGGCACGCGGGTCTTGCGAACCAAAAGGCGGCACCCCCAAGAGGCTGGAGATGGGATTCCCAGCGCGCTTGTAGGAGGGAAGGATTTTATCCGCATTGGCGGGGTCCTGGAAATCCAGCATGGGCCGCTTGGTGCCGATGGGATCGGCGCCGTAAGGCGTAAGCACAGAGGCCGTAAGCGTATTGACGTTCATTTCAGTTACCTTTCACTTGTCCCGACAACAGTGTCGGTAAGAGGGCTCGACCGCAGCCAAGCCCTGATATCGAGACTGTCACTTTAGGATGAGCGAGCCGGACGGGCGCGCCCCGGCGACCTCCTCCAGGGCCACCTGCGCGATGACATGCGGCAGATCACAAGGGTGCCCTAGGCGTATCTTCCTGAGGGCACTGAGTGCGACCTCAAGTGCCGCCTCGGTCTCCTTTAGTTTACGATGGGCACTATCCCAGCCGGAGCCTAAGGCGCTCATTGCGGGCTCCCTGGGGCGACGTATGTAAGCCCGTATGTCGCGGCTATCTCGGTGGCTGCTCGCTCCACTTCCACCATAAAGGCATCCTCGGCTGACGGACGGTCATGTAGGAAGGTCTGGAGATGGTGGAGAAAGTCGAAGTCTTGCTCAGTTTCCACCGCCCAGCCACTCCGCCGCAGCGCATTAATTACCGGGCTAGTGCGACCCTTATTAAACTTGTCAGTGACGCCGAAGCCTTCCATCCCCGGATCATAATACTCGTCTGCGATGAGAGCGCCGATGGCACATTTGGCCCCGTCAGGCGCGCGGTAAGCGCAAAGGCCGTGTATCCTAAGCGCGGGTCTGCCCTGCTGACGCAGGTGATTAAGCACGAGGTCAAAGACCTCCTGTTTGTTAAGCACAGCTCTTCTCCTACTTTCCATAAATCCCCTTGAGGATCACCCCAAGGCACAGCATGACCCAGATCAGGACCGCGCCCACGGCGATGCCGCCGATGACCAGCGCGATCTGCTGGAGGACCTCAAAGACAGCCGCTATGGCGGCCAGTGTTTCACGCAGAGCGGACAACATCAGAGCGTCTCCCCGCAGCGATACGCGAGCCACCTTACGAAAGCCGCGCCGGCCACTGAGAGGAGCATCATGGCCACCGCGAGGGTGATCATGAATTGGATAAGGGGCGACATGATGATACTCCCGTTATGATGATCCTTAGACAGGGTCGCAGGTGACGCCGAGGCGGCGCCCGCCGTTGGTGAGCGCATCGTAGAGTTTATCGGCTGTACGGGCGAGGCCGGTATAGTCGTCTTTCACAAGCCGCCAAAGTGCCTGACGTATGGCGTAGTTCTCCGCGCTTGACAGGGGCTCCCATAGGGGCTCACCGGGTTTCTTGTGGTACCCTATGATGTGTGCGTATCGTGGAAGTCCGCTACTCTCGTGCGACCACTTAACGCTCGCGCGGCGAGGACGGCGCCAAGTGACCCCGGAACGAAACAAAAGCTCCCCACCATCCCAGTCAGCCGGTGGGTTCACGCCTCCTGGCCAATAGGTGAAGCCCTCGCTGGTAGCTAACTCTCGCGCTTCCTTTTCTTGCTCAGCCTCGGCCAGCACCAGCGCCTCCTCCAGCCCAGCCTTGATCTTCTCGTATGCTTCACTGCCCATGATTATATCTCCTTGGTTCCAACCCATGATCCGCCTCAATGGATCGTATCGTCCCCAAGAGTTGCTCCTTGGTGGCCTTAGGGTAGTTATTGTTCCGTAGGGCCTCCCAAAGGATGCCCAGCACTAGGCGGCCACCGTCCTCGGTGGTCAGCCTGACTTCGCTTTTTGCCATGATGATGGTCTCCTTATGGTGATTAATGGATACCGCGCCAGAAAGTCTCCGGCGACCCACGATATGACCCACGACGAGTACCAAGCGTGGTCAACGCGCGAGCTGTCGCAGGTTCGTCTATCCCATCCCAGCTATTGAAGGGGTCGATAATGACCGGAGTGTCGCCGCGAAGCATCCAGTTTTGGTGGTGCAGGTCGATAAAGCCATCCCAGTGTTCCTCAAAAGCATTCGCGATGTGGTGACCCCATATGTCGGCCACGTCTTCCCACGCGCCGGAATCCATCTCGCCGTCAATTTCCCAGCCTTGACCTCCGTTTCCGTCAGGCACCAGCCTCTCCATCTCAACAGCCCAAACCCCACCACGCAACTCGGCAACCCCAAAGATGCGTGGGAACTCGTCAATCTCAGGGTGCGCCTTGAACATCTCTATCGCAGACCAAGCCCCCGTAGCGTAGCCCGCCGCGAACTTGACAACACGGCGCCCGCGAGGCTTCGCCAGCGCTACTTGATGTGCCCCCATGCCGAGCACCTCGAACCCTGCGTCTTTCAACGCCTTCTTGGTTTTGATGATACCGCTCCCCGGCGCGATCAGCTTTCCGGGCCCGACATAGCGCGGCGGTAATGCCGCAGGTTTGGCAACGCTCAACATGGTGATGGTCCTCCTATGATGATCGTGAGCTACTAGGCCGCCGCTAGGGACCGCCTGACGTTAGCCGCGAACTCGGCGGCGATGGGTTGGCTGGCGACCAGCGCGCGCACATCGTCATCTGTGTAAACGCGCAGGATTTCCCTCCCATCTGCGCCACGAACCGATGCGAGGGCGATGCGTCCGCCGTGACAGGGCCCAGGACTGATCGTTATGGAGCCAGCCTCAACCACGCTACAGCCGCAGGATGCGGCGGCGGCCAGGATAGCCCGCTTTGCTGTCTGAAAATCCATCGTGTTATTCCTCTTCCTCGACTTGCCAGTTAAAGGCGCCGTCATCCTGTCCGATCATCAAGAGCGGCGATCCAGCGCCAAATTGTCCAAAGAGACCGGAATCCCTCTGTAGATCGCATCGTGGCGGGCGAACGCTTCAACTTGTGTCGCATCAACATACCAGCACTGATTTTCTTCGTGCCAATGGCAGACAGCGCCAGCAGGGACGTTGACAGTCAGGTTATTTGTTCCCGCTCCAAAATCATGGATAAAGCTGTTAATGACAGTTGCGATACGAGGCATCGTGTTATTCCTCTTCCTCGACTTGCCAGTTAAAGGCGCCGTGCTCAGGGCACGTGCCGGCGTAAACAGGGCCGCCAGCGTCGTGGCTTATGGGTCTGTCGCATACGTCCAGCCGCTTTCCACATACCGGGCACGTTGCGGCGTCATCCTGTCCGATCACCAAGATTTCCATCGGCCTGCTCCTATGCTGCGATGCTGCGCGGCGCCTCAAAACCACGATCATGGAGCCAGCGAAGCGCGAAAGCGCGCGGGTCCTCCGGCCAGTAGCCAAGCCGCAGCACATGCGCGTTCTGTGCCACGATCTCGATCTCGATGAGCGCGCCAAAGAAGGTGGCCTCCGGCGTGTAGCCAAGGCGACGATAGATTTCCTCTCGGTGCGCGTTGGCTGCGTACTTCTCACCGTCGAGAGTGAATGCCGCCTCGTTCGGGTTGCAGACGTGGATCAGATCGTGCCACGCACGGAATGCATAGTGCACTTCAGGGTCACCAACTGTGCAGCCGTGGCGGCTCTCGACATTTACCGCCACGCGACCATGCTTTACGTAGTACTCGCGCAGCTCTTCTAAGCTATCTGGCGCATCGGGGATCACGTCCCAGCCTTCAGGCATGAGGTCCCGCGCGATGGCGAGGATAAGTTGGTTGAAGGCCGGACAAAGCGGCACGTCAGCGCACTCATGCGGTGCCTTCTCAATCACATTATCCATTGATTTTGCCCTCCTGTATCAAAGCCTGCGCCATGCGCCCGAACCAGCCCTGAAGTTGATACGCGAGCCCGGTATCGTGGAGCTGTTGCCACGCTTGCAGGTAGCGCTCCTCAGGCACCTCTATGACGCCCTCAGCGATCATCACCGCGTCATACTGATCCATCTCTCTTGCCATAGTGATATTCCCTACATCGTGAATGAAAGGGGTGGACAACCCAGACAACCAACGCCCACCCCTAACATTCCCGGTGTTATGCAACGCGGATGAAGTTGACGTCTTTCAGGTGGACGCCTTCAGGATCGTTATCGTCACCGAACGCGGCGACCCAGATTTCCTCAGCCCTGTCAGCCAAATCCAGCGGCAAACCGTCTTCATCCTTGGCAGACGCGTAGTCTTCTTCACCCAAGCGGATGATCTCATAGAAAACGCGTTCCGGGTCCACGCCAGCCCCGCGAACAGCCGCGTCGATCCGTTCCGAACGAACACCGAGGAAGTCCCGAACGAAAGGATCGACCACATGGAGCGCATAACGATCCTTAGCTTTCACGCCTTCGTCACTGACATTGGCAAACTGGTCGATCTTTGAGATTGAGCCGACACCGGTCGTGGCGTCAGCGAGGGTAATGGTAGTCATGCAATTCACTCCTATATTCTGAGCCCGACAACAGTGTCGGTAAGAGGGCTCGACCGCAGCCAAGCCCTGATATCGAGACTGTCTCTTTATGATGACCTCAGATGAAACCCACCTCGGCGCGCGCCGTCTGGACCATGACCGCTTGCTGGTGAAACAGGGTCTTATAGATCGTGGCGACTATTCGGATGGCCGCCTGCGTCTGTGCCGACCCATCATGCGCCACCTCAACGACAATAGTCGGCTCATGTATCGTTTGGCCGGTGTCGGTGTCGCGCCATGCGCCCTCAGCAGGCAGGACGGTGTATCCGTCTGGAAAGTAGGCCGCGATATTCTCGGCCTCAAATGCAGCCCAGTCTTCTTTTGAGACTGCGCCACCGGACGGGATAGCCATGCCAAAATAGATGCGGCTGATATGTGTGTATTCCACGCAAACCTCCTGTGGTGAGAGGATCATTTGAGGGGTCGAGCCGTCTGGCGACGGGGAGGACACGCCCGACCCCTCATCCCAACTGCCGGTCTCTCACCGGCACGTCAGGTATTAGTTATCCTGTGATGACGGTCATCATATCGTGCCTATTGGAAAAACGCAAGGGCACAATCGTCCTCCTATGATGATCTAGCCGAAAATTTCGATAAGGAGCTGCTTCTGGCGCGCGATCATGTCTTGCCGAGCCTGTCGCCAGACGCAGGCGCTGGCAGTGTCGGCGTCGGCGGCGTTGGCGGCGGCCTTGGCGGCGGCGTAGGCGGCCTTGCGGGCGGCGTAGGCGGCGTCGGCGGCTTCGGCATCGGCGGGGGCGAGATCGGCGTCGGCGGCGTAGGCGGCGGCGTCGGCGGCGTAGGCGGCGGCGTAGGCGGCGTAGGCCGCGGCGTAGGCGGTGGCCCTGCGGTCCTTCAAATGTGCTACTTCGTCAACCACGCGCTCGGCGAACGCAACTATCTTATCTCGCAGGTTCAGGCGGCGCGCGACCCACAGAATATCGGAAACCGTGGCGCCAGCTCTAATGGCTTGCCGAACCGTTAGCCGGTCCCGCTTCCCAAACAGCGCAAGACGATCCTCCAGAGAGCATGGGTTCAGCGCAATAAGCTCATCCTTGGTGAGCCCCAATTTCTTAGGCATAACGTCCTCCTATGATGCCTTTAGGGAAAATAATCTCCCAAAACGATCTCCGAGAGCCACGCGCGAAGATCATCGTCCTCGATCTCGTCAAGTGCCTCTATCGTATCCAAGAGGTGCGCCGCGGCGTCACCGGGCTGGAAAAACATCTCGTCTCCTCTAGGGGACGTTAGGAGGACACCGACGCGCATAGGCGTGAAACTGTAACCCCCGGCGATTGCGTAGGTGCTCATTGTCCGCCCTCCTCAATTTTCGTGAGGCTTCCGGTGTGAAACCATTCCTGATGCGTCCGGCCATCACGGCGCACCCACAGGAGGCGATCAGAGCGCACTTCGATAACGTCTCCGGTGAAGGGCTCGCCCCAGAAGGTGCCAGAAACCCTGTCACCGGGCTTGAACGGGTTGCCAGTCATCGCGCCACCCTCCCATAAGCCTTGCGATCCCGGCGCGCCGCATCCTCGTACCCTTTCGAGTACGCATAGCGCGTCATTTGATCCGGCGAGTAAACATAACGAGCATTAGGCTGCTCGCGGCGTATCCAATCGGACCAGCCGATTGCGTAGGCAGGATGCGCCATAGCTCAATCCTCCTTGTGCTCAGCGACATACTTGTCAGCAATGGCCGCCATGCGCTCCAATTCGGCTTGCGCGATCTTGCGCCCCTCAAAGGTGCCGTTCTCATGCGCCGCTAGGAGAGCGGGCAGGATGCCGGACCATGTGGGCGTTACGTCGATTGTCTCGACAGCCATAACGTCCTCCTATGATGACTATCAGGGAACATAAGGTTCACATGACGGCACATAACCGCGCGGCATGGTCAGCTAATCCTACCCAAGTTTGGAGTTCGTCTAGTTAGCGCCAAGGGCTGATTATGTGCCGTCATGGAAACCCCCTGCCCCCATTAGCTTGCTATCGCGTAGGACAGGGATTTCCCTTTTCGTTTGCAATTACCGCCACACGGCGAACCCCTAAGGGAAGCAAGGACCCGCAATGACATTGGCATGGCTCCGCGCCCGCCGTGACGTCTGTAGTCGGTCCTCTAGCGTCGCAAACATGGGCCTACTCGACAGACACCCCCATTGCCACCCTACTGTGACTTCGAGCTGGCGCGGTCGTCTCTTACCGCGCTAGGGGACGTCAGCGATGGTTCCACCAATCCGCTAACTAGGCCAAGGCGGCAATCAGGGCCGGTTAGGTGTCAATTCACCTATCAGGTAGCCTTGGCGGTTACCCTAGGTCCGCTTGCCGTTGGGCGCGGCGGGCCATGATTTGTGTCAACAGGCCGTTGGCCCTGATGCCTGAGACCTCGCCGGTTTAGTCTTACGCCGCGAGCCGGAGCTACTGACTGCTAAACGCGGTTAGCCTTGCCTTCCTGCTAGGTCCGTAGGGAAGCGCCTTACTGGCAGAGCATCGCCTAGCGATGGTGTCCATGCGGTTCCCGTAACCTATGCCCCGTTTGCGGGACCGGTCGGCGGGCGTCGGTGGCTGGAAGCCGTTGACAGCCATTAATCTGGACCTGTTGGAGCCCATTGTCAACCCATGATGATTGTCCTCTTGTGATGACGGGTTTTCCCTAGGGAACGCTAGGGGCGCGATATGGGGACGCAGGCTATAGGCAATCGAAAAAAATCAGGGGGAGGCAGACGGGCAGCCGATCCAATCCCGGCGGCACCTCGTGCACCCTTCGAGCCCACCTCGTGCGCCCTTCGAGCCCACCTCGTGCGCCATAATCGCCCCCATTGTGCCATTAAACGCGCAGAAAAGCGCCCCGCCGCGCCTAGTCGTGCCAAGCAAATGCGCCAGCGGAGGCCCGCGGCCCGGCCACCCCCAAGGGGGGGAACGCCCGAGATGGCCCCGCGTATATGGGCCCTCAGATTTATGCACCAAAAACGATCCGGTCCCTCATCATAGGGAGACCATCATCTCAATATGCTCTATTTTGCCCTCAGGAGCCCGTAGAGAGCCATTACGGACACCCCTGGTAGGGCAGTAGCCTGGAGACCCTCTCTGCGCTGTAAGGGCCCTCTGAGGGCAAATTTACCGCTCAGGAAGATTGAGGCCCACGGACACCCTATGGTACACATAATGTCCCGCTCAGGAAGACCAGATGGCACCCAGGCGCCGTACCTGGGTACGAGACCACCCAGGGGCCCAAGGCCCTAAGACCAGCTATAGGGCGGCTTACAAGGGTGGTCTGTCAATTAGGGCTCACTAATCGGAGGGGCCCTTATGTTATCTTTATGTTATACGTTAAGTGATACCTTATGTGATAGTTTATGTGATAGTTTATGGGTCTATATACATATACTACACATAAGGTACACCTGACGTACCCCGATGTGCCCCTAAGGTACCCCTATGATACCCCTGACCTATACTATGAGTTTATCCTCAGCCCAAAATGTAAGGTGTGGTCGGTGTCCGAAGAATGTGTCGTATTGCGGACACTGCGGGGCCACAGCCTCCCAGAGAGCCACCCAGCAAGGATAATCATGATCCCCTGCCAGGAGCTCCCAATGGCGAGGCCCCATACCAGGAACCCAATAGCCAGTCCCAAGCACAGGAGGTACCGGATCATCTCCGTCTCCCCCTGCCGCGGGCTCTATGGGTAGGTCGGGTGTGGATGGGGAGGATGGCTGACCCGAAGAGGGCCTTCTCAAACTCAGCGGTCGCCTTAGCCTCCGCTCTACGCTCCGCCTCCTCAGCATCCGCCCCCATATACTCCGCCCAGTATGCCAGGGCGTTGCTCAGCACGTCTATCCGGTCGTCCTTCCTCAGGGCGCCCTTAGCGGCTGACATATGGGTGAGCTGGTACAGCCCCGAGCGTTCCGCCTTGGAGACGCCCTGGCCCTCATGGGACCCTGAGCGGGCCTCCTCCAGGTCCTGACGAACCAGCGAGGTGTCCATTACGATCCGGTGCGCCTGCAATGCGGGGCGAACCGTTGCGATGATCCTCTCTTCCTTCTTTCCGTGGACCTTATGGTCCTCTATGGGGACGATGTAGCCGATCTTGCGGAGGTGAGGCTCCAGGAGACGGGAGAACATGCCGTCACCGAAGTTGGCCTCAACCCGGATAAGGTTGACCTCCTCCTCCTTAGCGATCTCTGCAAGGGCCCGTAGGGTGGCGTCTGAGTGGCCATCCACATAGCCTCCCCATTTTCTCACATATACGTGACCATTTAGGAACTTTGTGATCACATATGCAGTCTCATCGGTACCCGTACCCGAGGGGTCGATCTCCAGGACGGAGCCGGTGTATGGCACCCACTCCTGGGATTTGTAGATGGGCCGGAACATGCGGTCCCCATCGAACCCTATGTTATCCATGTCCTTTACGAGTTGCTCAGGTGCAGACCCCCAGGCCACCCTCATGGGCGCTACGTCCCTTGCGGTGTCCATAATGATTAGATCGCGGGTCTTTAGGGGGAACCTATCGGCGTCCACGAGGGACGTATCGAGCATGAACTGGAGTTGGAACCCACCGGAACCCCACTCTACTTCACGTTCCATGAGGTCTAGCTCAGTGAACCGTGCGGGGTCCGTGGGGGCGCCTCCGAGGCTAGAAGCCCCAGGCGTCATCAGCCCTGGGTCCTGGGCAATGTCCTCCTTCAGGAGGGGCGCCAGGGTGTCCTCATAGAGGTGCAGCTTGTCCTTGGTGGGGTAGCGCGCCGGCCACAGCCGCATCCCATAGCCCTTAGAGCGCAGGTTGCGGTAGATCGACGCCATGGACTGGAAGGTCCCGAGGTACACGACCTCACCGTCAGGCTTCAGAATGGCCGCAGCCTCCGCAGCACGGTCCACCAGCTTCTCACGCATGGCTTCCGTCTCGGAGTTATTGGGAACCTCAATGTCATCGAAGAGGATGAGGTCAGCGCGGCCACCAGTGATCTGCCCAGTGATCCCGAAGGCGGACACTGAGTAATCCTTATCGGGCATTGCGGGCCCTACGTCGAACTCCATGGTGGAGTTCTTCTGCTTGGCGCGCGCCTTGAGCTCGGACCAGGGGACCGGCTCCAGGGACACTACGTCCTCAGCATTGATGATCGTGTGGATGAATGCAGCGATCTTCGCCGCGAAGCGCTCGTTGGCCGAGACCACCATGATCTTGGCGTCCGGGTTATTCCACAGCCGCCACACGATATAGGCCGCCGAAAGAAACGTTTTCCCGACCCCGCGGAAGGCGGCAATGAACCGGCGCCTCGGGCCATTGGCCAGATAGTCAGCAATGTCGAGCTGGACGCGGGTGGGTCTTGGTAGCCGAAGGACCCTTACCCAGACATATATCAGGAAGAGGGTGAAGGAGGCCTTCAACCGCCCCTCGGCGGTCAGGCTTTGGTCAGTCACGGTAAGATGATAGTCCCTATATGCTCTATTTTGCCCTCAGAGGGGCCCTACAGCGCGATCACAGGGTGCCGCGCTAGGGTAGTAGCCTGGAGACGTCATGTGGTCTCTACGGGCTCCTGAGGGCAAAATAGAGGCAAGTGCTTATTGGAGCCCTGCGCGCAGCTCAAAGTCGTCTGGATCGAGCTCCATGAGTGCTTGCTCCAGGTTGGAGACACGCTTGGAGGACGCCGGGGCATCCACTCCGTTGTCCTTAAGGAACTTGATGGCCTGCGCGATCATCTGTGGGGAGACTTGTTCCGCCTTAAGGCCCGCCATGAGGGTCTCTGCGACCAGCTCGTGGAGTTTATCGAGGGCATTTTCGCTCGCGCGGCTCACGTCAGGCTCCGATTTTCTTCTTGACCCACGCCCACAGGTCCCGCGGGACGTCCGCAAGGGTCTTTGCGGTAGCCGAGGTGAACTCGGGGACACTCTGGTAAGCGACCATGCCGACCGTGAAGGAGATGCCTTGGCGGACCATGGGCCCGAAGCTGGTCAATTCGATGATCGCAGCGCCCACATAGTAGGAGACAATGATACCAACGGCGAACTGAACGAAGCGCCGGCCCAAAGTTGCCGTGCGATCCATAGCCACCGCCACCGCCGCCCCGAAACCACCGGGGAGAATTGCCTTGATAAAGTCCCAGGCCGCCTCCAGGAAGGCGCTGGTTTCGAGTTTCATTTCATTCAATCTCAATGGGTTAGAGGGGAGAGGGTTCTTAGCCCCCTCCCCTGGTTCTTGTTATAGTCCGAGGGCCGCTTTGAGCTTCGCCAGCTCGCGGTCGCGCTGCTCAGGTTGCCACCCTTGCTTCGCAGCCTCAGCCCAGATGTGCGTCTTGAGCCACTCACGGCCCAGCTCTGGAAACTCATCGACCATCTGCCCCTTCGCAAGGGCCGTATAGCCGTGGATGACTTCCCTCCAGGCTTCGATCTTGGCGGCCCTGGGGAGCTCGTCATATCCATCAATCTGGATAAGCTGCTCCAAGGCTTGCTGCATCGTCAGCCCGGTGGCTGGATCGACTGTCTCTTGCCCCCGGATTTCCAGGAAGCGAGAGTATTGGGTCGGGTTGAGCGTCACGCCGTCCTGCGTCCACGCGGGTTTCGCAGTACTCAGCGACAGTTTGGCCATCTCGGCATTGAGAGGATCATCGCCTTCCCATGCCTGGATGCCGCCTTTGAGGCCGATCAGCCTCTCTGTCTCTGTCTGCTTGATGGGCCTGCCCAGGAAGTCACGCTTAATCGGGAGCGTATCCGCCCCAATGGACGCCCTAAGGAGCCCATCAACGAACGTGCGGGCTTCCCGCATGGTGCCGTCCTCGATAGCCTCGGCGGACTTCTGGACGCCAGCCGCAGGGACCAGACGGCCCGCGGCATTGACAGCCAGGCGCCGCCAAGCGTCGTCAGCTTCGCCCGCCTCCTTCGCCGTAGCGATATCGACCAGCCCATCCAGCGAGGCCATCCAGGACTTGCTTAGGATATTCCGGGTGATCGACCAGAAGATGGCGTCGAGCGCCTCGCTCATCACGCTGTCGCGCTGCGGTGCATCCTCCAAGGCGTCATAGAACTCCCTAAGGTCAGCCGCTAGGCCCAGCAGGGTACCCAGAGGGTCGAGCCTGTTGAACTCTATGGCGTCGTCACCGATCTTTATGGAGTACGCTGGGCGCTTTGCATCCCTTGCGGTGCTCCTAAAGCCGCCGTCATTGCCCACAATGGTGCGCCCGCCGTCAGCCTCCTGGTCCGCAAGGTTGAATGCGGCGACCATGAGGACGGCTGAGAGCGACATGCGCGCCAGCGCCTCATCACGCTGCGATCCACCGGCTGCGATAGCCTTACGGATGCGGGCCTTGACCAGGCCGAGAGGCGTAAAGTCAATTGCAGTGCGCTCTATGATACGTGCGGGGGTCCTGAAGAATGGGAGGATCGTCGAGGTGACGATCCCACCACTACGGGCGACCAGACCGCTGATGGCTCGGAAGCCATCTGTCTCTAGATCATCCTGAAACAAGACCATCCTGGCCTCAGTTTCCCCTGCGCGCGCCATAGCGTGGCGTTCGCCATTCAGCGCCGCCTCAGGGCCCCAGTGCTCAGGGCCATCGCCATAGAGCTGCACAGTGCGCGCCTTGAGGTATTCCCCAAGCTGCTTGCCCTCCAGCCCCATCTCAGCGGCCTCGGCGGCTGCTAGCTGGACTGCCCGCGCCTTGGCGCCCGCCTGAGCACCTACGGTGCCGACGAGCTGGTCAGGAGCGTTAATCAGGAGAGTGGTGCCAGCGCGCGAAGCGGAGCCCGCAGCATTAACTGCGGCGCTAGTTGCGCGAATGAGCCCCTTGAGGCCGAGCTCAAACACTTTCAGGCCGGCATTCTCCTCGGCCCATTTGGTCAGGGCTCTCGTTTCTGCCGTAGTGAGGGCGAACCGCTTGGTGTGCACCACGTCAGCGCGCTCAAAGTGTTCGACCATACTGCTCGCGGCGTCCGCAGACTTGCTCGCGGCCCTTGCCGCCAGCTTATTCAGTCCCAACCCGTCCAGGTTGATAGCCGCTTCGGAGAGACCCTCCCTCTGGAGGAGTTTCCAGGTTTGCCGGAAGGCAGTGCCCCAGCCGGAGACCAGCGCTTCATTGTACGCCCAGGCCTCATAGAGAGCCCTACGAGCCTGAAAGGCCTGCCGGCCCCCCACAGCGAGGCTAGGTAGCCTCGCGACCGCCGCAGCGGCCTTACCGATCCCATTGAGGGCCAGGAAGGACACCCCGGAGAGCGTGTTGGCCACACCTGTAGCGGTCGTGAAGAGGTTACCTACGGTTTCCTTATAGGCCTCAGTGATCCTCTTGCCCGATCCGGCCATGAGTTGCCGCACGGAGCGCGAAAGTTCACCTGCGTCACCCCTGAGTTCGATAAGGCGCGTCAGGGCGGCGATCTTGTCCGCGTCTGTCACCAGCGTTTCCGCAAAGGTCTCCGCGGCGTCACCGAATAGCGAGCCTTCGCTCGCCTGGAGCGCGGCCTCAGACGCCTCTGCGTCCGCCAGGGACCGCTGTGCCTCACGCCTGCCGGCGCTAGGGGTGATTTGCAGGGACCTTAGGGCCCGCGCGACCTCACTCCCCGCGCCCCTAATGGAGCCCATGTAGTAGGCGTGGCGGGAGAAGGCCTCCAGGAACGCATCCCAGGCCTCTGAGGTGCCTCTGCCGGCCTTAAGGTCCGCCAGGGCGGCCTGTGCGGTGGACAGGAGTTTCGCTGAGTGAGCCCCTACGAACAGTCGGGCGCCCATCAGGAGTTCTGGGAGGTTCTCTGTGGCGCGGTAGAGGGACTTTAGGACCCCTGGATCGGAGCCCAACGCCTCTGCGCCGCGCACGATGGCGAGCTCAGAGACCCGAATATTGGACCGCCCCAGCCGTGAGGCCAGGGTTTCATAGACCTCGGCCAGGCCTTTGTGGAGGCGACCTAGCACAGCCGCGTCATCCCACTTGGAGAAGTCGATCTTCAGAGGATCAATGCCAAGACGCGCCAGCGCGTTCTCAGGATCGCCCTCCAGAAGGTTCTTCGCGAGCCGCTCTAGGGCTTCGTCGCTTAGATCGGCCTGCCCAGCTTTGGACTTGAGGAAGTCCAGCACGTCATCGAAGTCGTCGAATTCGCGGGACTTGAAGCCAAGCTCGGCCTCCACCGGGTCCAGAACCTCATCAGCCTCGACCACAGGGATTTCCCCATCATCCGCAGCCCTGCGAGCGCCTGCCGCAGCGGTGTCACCGGTTTCAGTGACCTCGCGGGTAGCGACTGTGAGGGCTTTGGGTTCGTCGAGGACGATTGGGCCACGCTTCGCGTTCTCCACGATTGCCGCGGCCTCATCAACAGTGCCCTTCCAACCGCGGTATGCCTTCAGGAGGCGACCGCCAGCCTCAAAGAAGAGGTCACCAGCGACCCCGAGAGGGGCGCCAGCCGCCGCGGCCTTGAACCGCTGAAGCATCGCAGCATCATCTTCTTCCGAAGCGAGGCTATCGAGCATCGCATTATCGAGCCCGAAACCATCACGCAGGACATTCGCCATGTTCCCGCCCAGGGGATCGTACTGGACGAAGTCCGCCGCCGCCCCGGCAGCTATATTCTGCCCCAGCCGACCCAGAAGGCTCGCGCCACGGAGGGCTGAGGTGGCCTTCAGGAAGCCAACATATGGGACCGCGAAGGAGGTTATTGAGCGGACTGCGTTTTCAGCCCAACCAGCCTCATCTTCCCCCTTGAACTTCGGGAGTACGATAGGGCGATACTTGGGCAGAGGCTTATCTGTAGTGCTCTCGCGGAGAACGCCCAAAGCTGTAACCAGGGTGGAGCCCAGGAAGTTATTACCGAGCGCCGATCCAACGATATTGTTGCCGGTGTGGGTCTCCAGGAGGCGACTGCCTGAGTATTTTGCCACCTCCTGGTCCATCCAGGTATCAAATAGGCCTTGCGCAGCAATGCGAATGCCCCCGCCGATGGCGCGGATAGTCGAGAATGGCCGGGTAGGGTTTGCCTGTCGTGGCTTGCTGGCCACCTTGCGGAAGGTGTCCGCCCTCTCGGCGCCCTTCTCTTCAGCCGTCTGGGGGCCGTACAGACCCTCCAGATATTCGAGCTCTCTCTGCTCCTCGGGAGTGAGGGGCATCGCTTTCTCCTGCTAAGTTATTGCCTCGCGCGGGCGCGTAGCTCACGCATTCTGCGCTGATCCACCCGTTCAAGGTCCTCGTGTGCCAGACGGTAGGCCGTGTGGGGGTCCTTGCCCGCCTGGATATGGCTCTCATAGAACTGGACGAACCGATTACGGCGAGCCAGAGCGTCACCCTTCAAACGAGCGCCGATCCAGCCGGAGCCCATATTCTGTGGGAACTCCTTGTCGATCATGGCGCCCACCTCGACACCCGCAGGGGTGCGCTTGGTGGTTTCCTCGACCATGGCCCGCGCTGCGGCCCGCGCTCGGCGGAACCTCAGGATGGACTTGGGGTCCTCTGGCGGGCCAAAGTACCCGGCATCAAGCCGAGCCTTATCCGCCTCATAATCCCCACCACCCTCGCTCGGGATGCCCAGGGCGCGCTCGCGCTCCAAGGCCGCCGTCTGCTGGTCATAATAGAGGTCAGCTTCCTGACGGGCTGCGCGTTCCTCTGAGCGCAGATACCGCTCATCGGCAATGCGCTCGTTCTCGCGCCCTTCGATGATCCTCATGGCAACTTGGGGATCGAAGACCCCCTGCTCCACTAGATCACGGATGCGCTGATCCGACCAATCCTTGCCCTCGACCGCGGCCTCAGCGAACGCATCCAGGTTCTCGTCATAGACCCGCCTCTTCTCACGCTCGGCTTCAAGCAGCTTTCGGTCACCGATCTGGCGCGCCGCCTCACGAAGCGCAGCTCGCTCCGCGGAGTTGAAGGACGGCGTACCGTCCGCGCGCATAGACTGGGCCAGACCGAGCAACAGCCCGGTGTTGCCATCGTCCCACGCGCGGTCAATGAAGGAGCCGATAATGCCCTTCTTGAAGTCCGTCATGGACACGCCGGGAGGGCGCTGTTTGACGAGCACTTCAAAATCGACCTTCGGGGGATCTAGTCGCTCACGGAACGTCGCAGGCCTGAAATTCGGGTCCTCGTTGGCTCCAGGGACACCTGCGTCTGCCGCGAGGTTGTCATTGAAGTACCTGGACGGTGAGACCTTCTGGCCATCTACGGTGACCGTCATGTGGACGTGGGGGCCAGTGCTCGCCCCGGAGTTACCCGAGAGCGCCAGCTCCTGACCGCGTTCTACGCGCTGACCTGGCTTCACAGAGAACTTGCTCAAGTGAGCAAAGCCAACCGTATCGCCATTGTCCATCTGGACCAGGACTTGCTTACCGCCAGTCTTGTTGGTGTACACCTTGACCACCTTGCCGCCCATAGGGGCCACCACAGGGGTACCCACAGGCGTCGGGAAGTCCTCGCCATTGTGTGACCTACCGCCGCCACGAGGAGCCCCTATCTTGGACGTAGGGGTGGCGTTAAAGCCCGCGAACGGCTTCAGGAGGCCTCGCGTCTGTGCCCCTATCTGTGGGGCTGCGGCGGGCTCTGTGCCGTCCTGACGGGCCTCTGAGGGCGGGAGAGGGACAGCCTTTATGCTAGAGGTATCGGCTTCCACAAGGAACCCTGGGATTTCCCCTCGGGCCGCCACATAGGCGATATTGTCGATGGCCTTTTCGTTCTGCCGCTTGGCAATGTAGTTGAGCGCCTGCGGCACCACCTCGTTGCGGATTTTCTCCATCCCTGCGAGAACCGCACGGTTGGCCATGGGGTCCCCGAAGTCACGTGGAGTGCCGTCCTCGTTTACTGCGAGGGAGCCAAATTCCCCTTCAAGGAGGGACATGACGTCCTCGGGGGTTGCTGGGTTCTCTTCATCAAAGAGGAGAGCATCTAGCTTCTCACGGACGCGATCCGACATTTCGAGGACCGCGCGCTGGGCGCCAATGGTGTAGTAGCCTTGCGCATAGGCCCGCGCCTTGGCGAGCTTAGGGTCAGCTTCCTGGCCACTTAGGGCCGCAGCCCGCCCCTGGGCCCGCAGCTCATCACGCTTCTCGCCCTCAAGCTGCTCGATATAGGAGACCGCCTGATTGCCGGCTTGCTCAGCTACGCCCAGGATATCAGCGAGCCGCTGGGCCTCACTTGAGTTGCGACCTACCAGCGGGGCGTTGATCTCATTACGGGGACGCCGTGTTTCTCGCTGGGAGGGTAGTGTGAAGTCGCGGTTATCTGTGCCGCGACGGCGGGCCATAATGGGTGCTTCGCGTTTCGCTAGGTCTGCCATTGGTTATCCTTAGTTACCGGCGTTGGTGGCCGCGCGCTGACGACCTGATGCGCCAAGGGCCGCGGACCCGCCAGCCAGTCCAATCTGGAGCCCCGCCCCCAGCAGCGTCGTCTTGGCCTGCATACGGGATTGGGTTTCAGCATCTGAGGCGAGCTTACGGCTCTCTCGGTTTGCCAGGGAGGTATCGTTGGCGAGCTCGGCCTGCATCATGCTATCAAGCAGCAGGGCTTCAACGGACGTACTATTCAAGCTCAGCCCGCTCTCACCGGCTGCGACCACGATCCTGGCTTGTTCTCGCCGCATCTCGCGCAGTCGATCATTGATCTCAGCCGTTGCGGCGCGGTCAATCTCTTTCTTTCTGGCGATGTTCTGCTGGTTCAACGCCTTGTTCGCAGCCTTGGCCGCCTGGTTGTTAGCCACAACGCTGACAGCCGTGGTGCCAGCGGCAACGAGCGCCGCGGCGGCTACCGCTGGAATGCACATGCTGGTTATCTTGCTTTCATAAACTGGAGAAACAGCCGACCCTCGGGGCCGTGGTTTGACTTGGCGTCGATTAGGTCGAACCCCGCCCATAGGAGCCAATCCAATGAGGCATCGTTACGGGCGTCTATGTGGTTCGTTAGGGTCGGGAAGACCTCAAGCATCTCATCTACGTGCCGGCGCGTCTGCCGTGCCCAGGAGAGCCGCTCCTTGAGGGCCTCCGGGGTGGCGACCATCCAGGGCACACCTACGCCAGGGATGCCGTGCGGTGCCACACCAAAGAGAGCCACAGGGAGACCCGTAGCGTTCACCATGACCCACCCTAGAGTAGAGCCCATGGCAGACGCCTGGAGGATCTCAGCCGGGTCCCCGACCATGGTGGCCCTAATCTCGGCCACATCGGCTTCCCTCAGGTTCTCCCCAACGTACCTTATGGCTTCCGCCAGGGTATCGTCAGGGAGAGCGCTGAAGGGAACTGCGCGGGCACTCAACGAGCCCTCGAATAATAGAGCCCCTCCCATTCCGCGCTCACGAAGAACGAGGAGAAGGGGGTGTCATTGATGAGGGTGATGAGTGCCTGGGAGGCGTCTGCCTCCACCGAAAAGGGCTGGCTTCCTGAGTAGTAACTGAGACTGCCGGTGAGCATCTGGGCCTCGCCCAAACGCTGCCCAGTGATCTGATAGACGTGCCGCTTATCCTCATCCGCGATGTTGGCATACAGCCCATAAGGCTGCACCTCAGCGGTGAAGAACGGGGTGTCTACAAAGGTCACCATAAAGGTCCTTAGCTGGAGCCTGCCGGACGTTAGGGGTTTCCCTTGGTAGTCTAGGGGAAACTGCTGAGAGAACCTCATGGCAGTCTTGTAGGCTTCGCCCGCGGTCACCGAGGCGTGGCTCTCGTCACCTGCAACCGTAACCGTAGACCCATCGACTGTGATGGATGCACCCTGGATGATACTCTCAGGGTACGCATCGCCCAGCGTTCGGACCATGCGAAGGAGCGAAGGCTCGGGCTCGTATGGGAACGTAAAGGTGGTGGTATCCGTCTCGGCATCATAGACGCCCGAGAGCGTCACCTGACGATCCAGATAGATTAGATGCTCCTGGGCTTCTGACACAGCCGTTGGCTGGAGGTCGATACTCTCCAGGTAGGCCTTGTTATTGCGCCGGACCACAAGCAACAGCTTGCCGTCCACAGCCGTCCCTGAGAGCACTTGAGCGCCCGCAAGGCTCCACCGACGCCACGCAGAGATGATCTTACGGTCCCCATCCCAGTAGTACTGGTAGATGTAGAGCCGCTCAGGGTTGTCCGAGTTGGCCATCACGAGGGCGATGGTGTTTAGCTCTGGGGCCGGGATGATCTTTGAGACACCCTGTGGGATGAACCCTGGGACGTGGGCGGTGATCTCCGCGGCATCCGTGGCGTCACGCCCGTCTAGGCGCGTGTACTCCTGGATCGCAGTGTAGCCGCCTTGTTCGGTGGCGAAGATTACGGTCTCCCCATTGGGAACCGGACGGACACCCTGGGCCAGCTTGTAGCTGGTCACCGGGTTGATCTCCAGGCTGGTAGCCGTGGTGCCGGCCTCCCCGTTAGATAGGGAGAATTGCTTCTGGCCCGAGAACAACACGATGCCATCATTGAAGGTGGCTGCGAAGTCCAGCAGGGCCACGTCATTGGACGTAGCTGAGACCGTTATGGGGTCGCTGTCGATGTAGTCGAGAACCGTCCTACGCCAGAACTCCCCATAATCCCCCGCAGCCGAGAACACGACGCTCTCGTCAGTGAGGAACCCTAGGCGGTTCTGGTAGAAGAACACGTCCCGGATGGGCCGCCCGATGAAGAACGGCGCCGGGTTGGTCACGGTGTCGCCCACCTGCCGGGGCTTCCAGCAGAACGGGGCGAATTCAAAGGTTCCATCAGCCTTACGCACGAGGGCGTGTGGCATCGTTAGGGGGTCGATGAGGTTCTTGAGACCGGGACGGACCGCCTCATTCCAGGTAGTACCATCACCGCGCACGTAGTAGGACGTGAAGTTGCTCTCCACGGAGCCCATCACCTGGTAGACGCCCCCGGAGGGGACAGTCTCAGGGAGGTTCTCATAGCGCTGGACGGTTCCGGCCAGTGTCTCTCCTGCGGCGGGGTTCTGCTTACACCCGGTGAGGCCATTGGTGCCTCCGGGGACGTAAGGGGTAGTTCCTGAGCCCCCTGTGTTACCTCCGGGAGAATTACCCGCGGCACCGGAGCCGCCACCTACGGTATCGTTATTGTAACCGTCATCGAGACCTGAGGGATTGGTAATAGCCATTAGATGCCCATTCCCTCGCCCCACACGCGGTAACCTCCGGGGAGGTAGTAGGCGGGAGGGGTTTCCTCATCGTCACCTACGGCACCTAATGCCGGGGTGATGGAGGAGTTTACGATGAACGTGAAGTCAGCGACCGTGACAGCCTTGAAGGCGCCCTCAACGCCCGCCAGATAGGCTTTACCGAACGGGAACGCGACCGTCTTTTCGGCACCATCGGTGGCGTCAAAGACCCGTAGGTCTCCGTCCTTGATGATGACCACGTAGCGCTCGCTCGTGTCTCGGTTGATGTGGTGGATGAAGGAGCCCTCTGCGTCAGACACGCCCAGGTCCGCAATATGCTTGGTGGGCGGGCGACGCCCTAGGCCTCTGGCAATATCGCCCCAGGTGTTGATCTCATCTTCTGTCTGGTCCTGAGACCTGAGGATCGCAGGCTGGCGCGAGACCCCGTTAAGCAACGAGGAAATCGTCCTGGTAGTGAGTGACATGGATATCCTTAGAAGCGACGGCGCATCGCCCGCTGTGCAGAAGCGTTGACGCGGAATACGTTGGTGTCACGAACCCGGCGCTCCATCCGTTTGAGGAGGTTCCAGGCGCGCTGCTCGTCCATTTCGTTGAACTTATCGAGCGACGAGGACGAGACCGTCTGGGCTTGGAATTTGCGCGAGGCTGCGATGGCCACGTAGGTGCGCGCTGCCTGAGGCACGTCCTCGAATGGGAAGCCCCAGATGACGGAGACCTCTACAGGCTCCTCAAACACGAAGGTCTGCTCGTCGGCGTCATAGAGCGACAGGTCGCCGGTTTCAGGGTTGCGGCGGATCGAGACGTTTAACGAGACGTCCTCAGGGTCCACCTCAAGTGCACCTGTGGGGATCGCTATGTAGCCGTCAGGGTCCGGCTGAAGTTGATAATTGCGGTCAGTGTTCCAGGACCATCCGGCAGCCTCAAGGTCCTTCAGGGTTTCCCTGAGGAACCGAAGCGCGCGCGTAACGTCTGGAATGCCGGAGACCTCAAGGGTGTTTACCGGCGTCTGCCCGATGCTGCCCAACATGCGGTTGACGGCCTCAAGCTCCGTTGAGGGAGCGAGGAGGGTTGACAAGGTGTAGGTCTCCCAAAAAATGAAAAAACGGGGGACAGCCGTAGCCATCCCCCGCTGGGTGCTTTTAGGCGATCAGAAGATCGACCGATGCCGTGGCGGCAGCAGCAATGTCTGCACCAGCCACAACCAGCTCGACGATATCGCCGCCCTGGATTTCAAACGGTACGCTCGCCTGAGCGACGCCCGTAACTTTCGACGCACCGCCCGCAGTCGTAGCTGCGGTGATCGCCGTGCTGGACCCGCCACGATTAACGCGAAGCTGAACAGTGCAGCTCGCACCTAGCGTGGCCGAGACCCTGAGTTGCGCGTCAACGATCTTCCCACGCGCAGTCGTCGGAAATCCGAAGATTTCAATCGTGTCACCGCTATCGGCGGCATCGCTCGCAAGGCTCACGACCTTGGAGATGCGCGCCGCGGCGCTCGACAGGATGGGAAGGCTGTCGTCGCGGAGAGTGGTCACATTAGCCATGACTTACGCGATCTTCAGCTCAACAGCGGCCTTGGAGCGCAGAGCGCGGGTGCCGACCATGCGGCGTCCAATAAGAAGGACACCCTGCTTCTCGGGCTGGTCAACCATCTGGAAGCCAAGGTCCTGCACCACAACCGAGGCGGCTGCATAGGGGGTAAAGACAATACCGCGCGAGTTGGCGGCATTGATGCGGTAATAGCTCGGGATTTTCGTATCCGACGAGCTGTTGACGCCAAACACACCGTTGGCGACGTTCGACTTGGTGATCTGAACATCGTCAATAGTCGTCAAGACGTGACGGCGAATATCCGACTGGCCGCCGTTATAGTCGCGGTTCAGGTTCCGATCCGAGCGAGCCATGATGTACCACTGGGCCGTGGGGAGAACCCCATAGACCGGCTGGCTGTCCACAGGGACACGCTTGGTGTCCATGAGCTCCTTGGCTTCGCTGATGCCATCGAACAGCGCCGTAGCGCTCGATGCAAAGTTAGCGTCAGTGAGCGAGCCGCCGCCCTGGTCACCCGTAAAGAGCGCACCCGCGCGCGAAGCGACCAGAATGGCGCGCATCACGTTGCGGTCATAGTGCTCTGCGAGCTCGCGACCGATGGCTTCGGTATACGGAGAACGAACATCAACATCGAACAGCGCTTCATCGACGTCAGCCACGAAGACCGCGCTGATGAGCTTGTCGTCAGGAGTGACGGTGATATCCTGCGACGGGATCGACCCACCGAGGATTTCAACGCCAGGGGTGTGATATTCGGCGGTGGCGTTCCAGAATGCCGGGAACTTCACCGACTTGGCGCCCTTGAGCGACTGGGTCTTGTGCTTATCGTGCATCACGACCGCTGCGTTGTACGCGGTGAGAACTTCACCACCGCGGACGTCGAGCATCAGCTCAAGCGCGTCCGATCCGCCCTCACGAAGACCGGGGCGGGAAGGGTTGCTATTAGCCATTTTTCCTTATCATTATTGGAGGTTGGGTTTCTTGTGTCCCTTTCCTCAGGTCCACCGCTGGCGTTGGGATTGTCGGCCTCAGCCGGTCCCGGTACGGGGATTGTCTTTGGTATTCGGGTAGTGTGGGGCGCCGTAGTGACCAGCGGGCGCCCCTGTGCGCTGTCAGACCTCGCGATGGTCTGAACCCGTAGTGTGCCGTATCTGACGGCCTCGGGTGTTCTATTAGCCTAGAAGTTTGGCAGCCCCGGAGCGCGGAGTTACGTGCTTCAGGGTGCCAGCCTTCTTGGACCGTTGGAGCTTCTCGACGGCTTTACGGCGCGCGAGAGCATCATTCTTTGCATCAGCCGCCGCCAAGTCCTTGGTGAACTCTTCGGCATCATAGTAGAGGTCGCCCGTAGGCGCCCCACCTTGCTGGCGCGTCAGCTTGCCCTCACCGGGCGAAACTGCGCGGTAGTCACTCATCAGAGCGTTGACCATCACCGGCATAAGATCGGGGTCATCCAGCGCCGCGTCGAACTTGGTGACCTTCGCGTCAGTCCAATTCTCACGTGCCCATTCAACCGCGGCCTTGTAATCTTCCTCCCCGCCAGCGGCCTCATAGACCTTGGCAGTGAGAGATGCGGAGAGAGCCTTAACGCCCTCCAAGTAGGTGTCCAGGAGCTCTTCAGGAATGCCGCCCGCTATAATCTTCTCGCGGGTCTCTTCCGAGAGGTCACCCGAGGTGGCCCACTCTTCCTGCGCGGACGTGAGGAGACCAGGGTCGAGCGCAGCGGGCTCTTCGCCCTCGCCTTCACCCTTCTTGCCCTTATCCTTCTCCGCTTTCTCCTTGGCGGCGGCCTCTTCGGCTGCCTTCTTGGACTTCTTTTCGAGCTCCAGATAGCTCTTGAGGATAGCGTCTGCGCGCATCTCGCCCTTCTCAGCATCCCAGAATTTCTCAGGGACGTCCGCAGGGCGCTCAGGAACTCCCTTCTGGGAGTCGTCTGGGTCCTCTACGGAAGCGTTAGGGTCGAGCTCGCCACGGCCAATAGCCGCAAGGCGCGCAACTTCATCGCTAAGGCCTTCACCCGCTGCGGGCTTCTGGCCTTCCTCATTGTTCAATTCGTCTGCCAATTGGCGGCTCCCTTACAGATAGGTCTCAATGACACGCCCGTTACGTTCGGTGCGTTCGACCTTGGGCTTGCGGTCGTAGGGCGAGCTTTCGCTTTCCGGGAAGGGTTCCTCGGTGTGATCCTCTACGACACGTCCTGTGCTCTCTGGGGCGGCCTCAGGTGCCTCTGCGGCGTCTTCCTGGGTATCCTCTGCGGGAGCCTCGGGGCTGGCCTCAGGGGCAACCTCAGGGGCTACCTCGGAGGCAGCCTCTGTGGGAGCCTCAGGCGCCTCTGCGGGCGCCGTCTGGCTGGGTTTCTTGCTCATTAGGTTCCTTCTTGATTAGCCGCCGATGCCGCGTCGATTACACCTTTGGCAATCTGAGGGGCGGCACTGATACCGGCCTGTGTCAAGGCGCCCGCCTGGGCGTCCTCAGCCACATCTTCAGCAGCTTTGATGAGCTTGCTTACGTCAACCACACCACGGCCTACACCGAGGCGTAATGCGACAGCCTGGCCATCCAGGTTCTGACTGATCCATGCCTCGCCTAGCGCATCCCTGACGTCCATTAGCCAGCCCTTGAGGGCCGCACTCTCGTGGTTCTGTCCGAGGGCGTTGAAGCCCGTCACGATGACCACTGAGACGCTTTCTGGGAGCTTAGGTGCCTTCTTCTGTTTCGACAGGATATAGAGAAGGCGGCTCGCGTAAGGCCGCTGAACCTCAGCAGAGAGGACCGTGTAGGTCCCGCCGAGGCTGTCTTCCAGCTCCTGCGCGATGGCTCGGATTTCCTCTGCCGTCACACGCTCCGCATCGCGGATGGCGTTAGAGGCAATCAGGAATGCTTGGCTGAGCCTGCGCTCGATGCTCTGTGCCTGGTTCCAGACGATCTGGAAGTCCTGGTTCTTGTCGAGCTGAAGCGTCTGGACACGATCAATCATGCCTGTCAGGAAATCGCCGCTCTCAGCGCGCGTCACCTCTTCAACGTCGATGCCCGCGTTGGGGTCCACGAAGCGGAGGATGCGGGCAGCCTCAATGGCGAACTTCAGGATGGAGCTGTGGGCGTCTTCCAGGCTTAGGAAGTCGCCAGCGTACTCGGTCACATAGGCACGACCGTAATCTGACCCAGGGACAGCCTGCCACCGAAGGGCCTGCCATCCGCCGCTCTTGCGCTCCACCGAGCCGCGGCTTTCGGGGACCTCAATCCCATTGATCTCCTCATAGTGTTCCATACGGTCACCGTTGAGGTAGATATGGGTGTATAGGTCTACAGGATCGTTCTGGTCCGGCTTGCTGGGATCGTACTTGACGTTGCAGGCCGCGCGGACCTCTTCACTGAGCTCGCTGGGGTAGATTTTGTCATTGATGACCGCCTCCTGGAGGAGACCATCACGACCGCGAACCACCACAAACTGGTCAATGCGCCACATGCGCATCTGCGTCCCATCATCGGGTTGATACACAAGGGCGTTCCCTGCCACAACAAGGTGACGGAGGGTTTCCATCCAGATTGTGCGCGAGGCGCTATCCTCGGCAAGCACCATGGCTCGCCGTGAGATATCCGCCAGCTTCTCCTGGGCCTCTCCATAAGCCGCCCCCATCTCCTCGGCCACGTCAGGGCCAATATCGAGACGGAAGAATGGTCGCTCAGGGGGGAACAGTGCCAGCAGCAGTTTAGCTGAGAGGTTGTTGACGAAACGCGCGCCATTGGCGGTGTACGGCTGCTCTGAAACTTGGTGGGGGTCTGTAGCCCCCTCCGCGGGGACGAGCCCCGGAATGGTGAGACGTGCAGCTTCGCGAGCCTGCGTAAGAACATTCTCACGCGCCCTCTTTAGCTGCTCATATCGGGTTTTCGCCTCACCTGACCTCAGCCCGTCAGCCTTCTGGGCCACTCGCTATCCGCAATGCCGTGGAGGCGGTGGGCGGGGCACGGTCAATCCTGAGATTGTTCCGCCCGATCCTTAGTGCTTGCGTCGAAGGGTCGATACCGTCGAGCAACGTGTTACGCAGGATCGGAAGAGGCTTGTCTTTCCCAGGAGTGGTGGACTCCTTGATTTTTGGCGTCTTAACGATGCACACGCCCTGCACCTCGTTTCTGTTTTAATGGTTCGGGAACGCCGCCCTCCTGCAAAGCCCGCAACTGCCGCACCACAGAGCGACGGCCTGCGCCGTACATGACGGCTTCATGGCTGTCCCCAGGGAGGGGCGCCGGCTCCGGTATGAGCTCATCGAGAAAGTCAATGAGCTCTGGCGTTGTTAGCGGTAACTTTGTCACTAGACTTTCTCAGGGGGTTTGAATTGGCGATCATGTTGCTGCGATCAGTCCGTGCGCGCGCATTGCTGCGAGTATCTCGTTGATCTTAGTCTGCTCGTCGCCTCCAGCACTGTCCGCAATGGCGGCCTGCTGCGCCCCCAGTACCTTCGTGCCGCCGACATAGTAAGCATCTGCATAGACGCGCAGCCAGTTTGCCGCTGACGTCCCGAGGTAGTAGCTGTTGTTGGCGTCGGGGACAGCGCGGCCTCGCATAGTGATCGGCTGGTTCGTCGCAGGCGCGAGGTCGATCCCGCCCGCCGTTGCCTGAAAGCGCATTCCGCTGGTCTGGCCAGCCGGACTAACGAAGTCGGTGCGCGTCCCGCTTACCGCGTCCTGGATTGTCAGCACCTGACCTGATGCCGAGGTCAGCGATAGGAGGAACTGCTGCTCGTTGCTGGCGGTCAACTGGAAAGCGTAGCTCGCTCCGTTAGCCTTTGCTGTCGTCATCTTGGCCGGATCGGTAGACCAGCCGAAGCCGCCAGTCTGATCAACGTAGAATGCCAAAACTTCCGATTTCGTCTTACCGGTCAGCGTCGTGCTTGCGACCGTCTGTGTGGCGGCGGAATTTCCCCGAACCGCAACAGTGTAGGTACCAGTCCCTCCGGTGCCGGTGCCAAGCGCGGCAATCGTCGTCCCTTCTTCAACCCCGGAGCCCTCAACGAAACTACCAACCGCGAGCGCGCCTGAGGCCACGTCCGTGACCGTGAGGACATTGCCACTGATCGAGCCGGTGACTTCGGCGGTCTGGGTGAACCGGTCGTAGGAGCAGCGCAGGAAGCCTGCCTCGCTGATATAGGTCCCTGGCTTGTCGGGGCGGCGAATATGATTATTCGCGCGCCGAAGCCCCAGCACATAGCCACCCGTACCGATGCTGCCGCCGACTTTATCGAGCTGCCACGTCCGACTAGCGTCGGTGTAGTCGTGGATTGTACCGGCTACGGGCGATGTTCCTCCTTGGCCTGCGCGGAAATCCATATCAAAACCGGAGACGTTCGAACTCGTCGGCGCCTGATAGTGCAGACTATCGGGGAGACCGGATAATGCGTCCTGAACTGTGCCGCCGCCTTCAACGCCGACCAACGCAGCACCCTTATCACTGTCGGTGGAAGCGAGGTCAGGCCGAAGCAAATCGGCTGTATTCGTACCTTCGGCAGCCACGGGAGCGCCATCAATTGGACTAAAGCCTAGAAACTTACCGCTCCGCGATGCTTGGTCTGGGAGGGTGGCTGCGGTCTCACCTGCGGGCATCAATAGTGCCCGAGCACTGAGCGCCGAAGTCTCGCTGCCAAGCTCTTCCGCTCTGTCACGGACCTGGCCGACAGCTTCATCAAGGTCGGAGGCGCGGATGATTGCGCCATCTTCAAAATCCACCACAGGAGTGGCGACGTTAGTCTCACGGTAGACCCGGACTTCAGCCCCCGAGCTCGGCGCGACGTCAAGCTCAACGCGACTGGGGTTGACGAAAGTGTAAGCTGTCGCCACACCGTCAACGCTAACCTTTACAGTTTCACTATCTCTGTAGCTGAAAGTAATATCAAATTGCTTGGTCGCGCCATCCCCAGTGTACTGGGCAATTGTGCTCATTAAGTATCCTCAACGCATCATAATTGACCGATTAACCCGCCATGAGTGTCATTCATGTCCGTCACATCGGTCGGGAAGGTGTCTGTAACCCGCGTCCTTGGATTTAATTTCACCCACAGGCTGGGAACGAAAAAAGGCCCCCTGCGGCAGACGGCAGGAGGCCTCGGAGTTTTCTTGTTATACCGTTTGTAGAACGGGGAGCTTCTGGGTCTCCGAGTAGGGAGACTAAATTAACAAACCTCTGGAATATAAGGCGGAAGCCAGAGGATCGGGCGGGTTCCGTCATAGTCCTGATGCTGTAGGATGCGGGCCAGGCGGGCCTGCCGCACGGCGTCCTCTTCGGTCAGCCCTACAGACGAGAAAGCGCCTAGGACCTCATCCCAGGCCTCCTCTTCACTCTCGGCCTCAAGCACGTCCTGGGCCCAGGGGGACAGCTTGCCGACACCTCGGGCGCCAGGATAGCCGTCAGTCTGGTCCCCCACGATGGCCTGCCAGAAATGGAAGCGGATAGCCTCAAGGGGGGTTATGGTCAGGATAGGGGGTTTCCGGCGCAGGTCTGTGTCCAGTTGCGGGCGATACAGGAGACCGGGGATGGTCATCATGTCCTTGTCGGCTGACACAATGATGCGCTCATCGGATCGCGAAGGGTCCGTAGCGATGATCCCCATGACGTCATCGGCTTCCAGTGCGGGCCGATAAGCGCTCTCGTAGGTTCCCTTAAGCCACTCCTTGAGCGGGTAGAGCTCCTCAGGCCTCTCGCCCACCCGGTTTCCCTTATAGGTCGGGTCAATCCGATCCTTGCGGAATGAGTTGAAGTCGTCCGAGAAACACAAGGTCACGTCATCCGGGTCCAACCTGGAGATGATCTTCTGGATTTCCCAGTCGGCTGCGGTCTTGGCTTCCTCAAAGTCATGCCAGACGGCGACCGTATCGCCAAAGTCGTAGGCCTTTTGTGTGGCCGCTGAGGCAACGTAGGCGATTAGGTCGGCGTCGATTAGGAGGGTGAGGCTCAAGAGTTGATAAACTCTTCTAAGGTCATGGTCTTCGGGGCCCTGCCTGTGCGTGAACCACCATCAGGAATGCGTGATACAACATCGGGAAGATTATACCCGTCAAGCATTGCGCGGCGGGCGAAGGCCTGCGCTTCGTGCTTTACCGTGAACCCGTAGTGGTCCCCGTATCCATCAGGGCCAAGTAGATAGATATATGATGCTCGGCTCATCCAAATATCCTCTTAAAGAGACCACGCTTCTCCAGCTTCTTCTTGGCCTCGTTGGCCCACCGGTCACACGTCTTGCCAATCCCGACGATGGCCACCTTGTCAGCGTTGGCGATATCTAGCTGGCCGCCCTCAGTGTTCCCGTAGGTAACCCAGGCGCCCACTGAGGGCTCACTGGGTAACGGCGCGTGAGGTGTCGGCTCCTGGAGCCCGCTCGCTTCCACCATCTCGGTGAAGCAGGACGGCGCATGTAGGCTCGTCACGACCGTGGTGCAGGCAGAGAGCGCGAATACCGGCAGCGTGAACAGCAGGATCAATTTCCTGCGCAGCTCCCGGAGCGGATTGAATGTCACGATTGGTAACCTCGGTTCTACTTTGGATGGTCTCTACGGTGGCGTTATGGTCCACTATGATGCGGACGGTATCCTTGGCCGCCTCGGTTTGGGCCTCGGCCACTGTACGGTCCGCGCGGTTAATCGCTGCGTCCTTCAGGGCCGCCTCTGGGCGGATGAAGAAGAACCACAACAGGGCCAAAGCCCCGATCACGAAAAGGGAAATCCCGGCCACCTTGCGGTAGGGGAGGTCAGGCATCACGATTTCCTAACCGGAGCACCATTTTGCTCCATACACGCGACACCCATGGCTGTTATTTTCCTGACGGTGTTTAGCGCCGCCAGCGTTGCCGCAGGGTCTGGGCCGCGTGAAACTTGGTCAAACGCCTCCCGAAGATAACTGTCCATGTAGACAAGCCACTCGGTGACTGTATGCAGCCCGCCACTAATCGTGGTCTCTGGTGTCCATAAGGCGTCCTGATAGGCGCGCTCCGTATCGAGGGCTGCGTAGACTTCAGCTCGCGTTGTCATGTAATCTCCTTAGCGCCGGTCACGCGGACCCCGCGGCGCAGCGTTGCGTAGAAGCTGGCGATATCGCGCAGCTCCTTGATTGAGGCGTCGGCCTTCAGCCGGTTCGCCCGCCCTGAAATGACGATCACGTTTCCCTTCACGTACCCCAGGTTGGGGTTGATCTTGTCGAGTGAGGGCGAGTTATCCCCGCCCCCTTTCGAGCCCGTCATGCGAAAGACCGGGATACCGAGCACTGGGCAGTGGCTCGGGATCACAATGTCATCCATGGTTATGGTGAAGGGGATGCCGGCCTTTCGGGCTCGGCGCTTGGCGTTCCAGAAAAGGTCAGCTCTGGGGTCTTTCTCGTAGACCTTGCGTGGCTTTTGGGGAGTCGCGCGTTTTACTGAAGCTCTCGTTTTTTGCTTAACACTGGGCTCCAGGCGTAGGCGTGATTTCACTCGACGCATTCGTCAGCCGCCACTTCTATGTTGTATCATAAGGTCAATGCGTAAGAGCCCAGTTGTCCCCGATATCTTGGCTACCCGCGAGCGGGCAGCGGAGGTTGAAGGCTTCGCCGGCTTGCCTGATGGCATCGGCGGCAATCGCCCCGATCTCTTTCGCAATATGCTCCTCTGCTTCAATCTGGAACTCGTCATGGACGTTGAGCACGAATGCGTAGTCGCGCCCGAACTCCCAACCCTTGGCCGTGAAGGCCTCGTAAGCCAGGACCAGCGCCTTCTTCATCACAATGGCGCCACCTCCCTGGAGGAGTGTGTTGAGCGCCGAGTGCTGTCCGCGAACGTGCAGCTTGCGCCCGTCCAGACCGCGAAGCGATCCAGACCGCGCCTTCTCCTGGATTTTGGCCTGAAGGGCTCCGAGGGCTGGGAAGCCGACTTCGATCTTCTTCCTGCCCGCCGCGCCCAAGCGCGTGAGGGCGTCATTCCTCGGCTTGCCGGGAGGGTACTTGGCGTTGAACGCTTCGCGCTGCTCTTCAGTCATGTCGTCATACTGGATAGCACCCAGCTTCCAGTTGCCGGCGCCGTAGAGGTAGGCATAGCGCCAGCGCTTGCCGCTATCGCGGAGGTTCAGCCCAATGAGCCGCGTCGTGATCGAGTGGTTATCGGTCCCCTTCTTCTTGTCACCATTTAGAAGGGTATCGGTGTACGCCCCGCCATCATACCGACCCATGTGGTGGGCGAGCATCCGGTCCTCTAAGCCCTCGGCGTCTACGCCAACAAGTTTTCGGCCCTTGGGGACGGTCACTAGCGACCGCAGCTCGACACCGAAGCCGCCTGCCACCCCGAGGAGAGGCTTACCGTCTTCCCCTGGTTTCACCTTGGGGAAGTTTACGTTGGGGTCATAGTGCGTCATGCGGCCCGTCACCGCCCCGTTGGAGTTGACCTTCGGGTGCATCCGCCCGTCTTTGCCAACGAACTTCAGGATCGACTTGTCCCCGGTAGCCAGCGTCCCCAGGCTTTTGGCTATCACTAGATAGTCCAGCAGGAGCCGCTTCTGTGGGAAGTCGAGGCCGTCTAGGGTGGTTTCGTCCACCTTCGGCTTGCCCGATGGCGTGAACTCCTGGGGTTGCCAACTGTAGAGCTTCTTCAGCCTGTCAGCGATGTGGTCGCGGGACGACGCCTTGAACTCCACCAGCTTCACCGGGCAGTAGCTTGCGCCCGCGTCTACAGGGAACTTCACGATCTCGTCGTCGGACGTTACGCCCTTGATCCAGGAGCGACGAGAGGGCTGACGGACAGCCACCCGCCCCTTCTCGACGACCGGCGCATACCATGGCAGAAAAGCCGCACGAAGCTGCTCGTCCAGCGAGGCTAGCGCCGCGGTCATCTCTCCGGCCAGCCGCTCCGCGGCAGGCACGTCGATGAGGACCCCATAGGCCCTCTGCATGTCGATGATCTTGGCTACCTGGGTCTCTAGCTCCAGGCTCTCCTCAGAGTAGCCGGTGTCTTCGATCTTCTCAAAGAGCTTGACCGTGACCTCGCAGTCCTGTTCGCAATAATCATCCATCTCGGGGTTGAAGGTGCCCCAGACGTAGGCCAGAAGGTCATCGCCGGTCAGGCCTAACGCCTTCCCGCGCTCTTCCATCATCGGGCCATAGTCACCCTTATAGGCCATCAAACGATAACCCCAGGCTTCCAGCGAGTGTCGCCCTATCAGGTGACGCTTCTCAAACTCAGGCGGGCGCTTGCGGCGCCGTATAGCCTTGAAGTCGATATCCTTGAGGTCCGTCCAGATAACGCGCGAGTAGACTAAGCTGTCCTTCACGCGGCCCTTAGGGGCGAACCAAGGGAAAATCTTCTGGATGGCTGGAATATCATGGGCGATGATGTTGTGACCGCCGATCTCCTCGGCTTCCATAAGGAGCCTTGCGCCTTCCTCAAGGGAACCGTCAGGGGGACGTGCGGCTAGTTCAGGGTGGTCATTGAAGCGGAGCCGTGCTCCGGTGGTTCGGTCGATAATGTTCAAGCAATGGAGCTTAGACATGTCCTCCACGAACCCATCACCTTCGGTGTCGAAGACTAGCATCCGACCTCCAATCTGTAGGAATGTGGGCAGAGGGGCCCCGGCTCGACGCGGCGAAAGGTTAATTCCGCGGAGCTTTCCCCCTCTAGTTCATCCAAATATGGCGGGGACAGGGATCAACTAATGAGGCTGTTGATCTTATCGCGAACGCGCTGGGCTCGTTCGAGCTCACTGACGCGCCGGTCACGGTCCTGATACAGTCCGAAGCGGCGCTCTTCTTCACGCTCTGCGGCGGCGCGCGCTCGGGCCTTTGAGGCCTCAAGATCAATGTCGATGCGGTCGAGCTTATGCTCGTGCAGCGCAATCAGCTTATCCAGCCGCGCTTGGATGGCCTCAAACTGCTTGACGATCTTCGCGACCGAGGGGCGGATGAAGCCGAGGACGGCGGCGATGATGCGGGAAATGATACCCCGAATGTTCATTCAGTCTTTTCCTTGTTGAAGAAGCGGCGCGGGCCGCCATCGGCAAAGAGCCATTTGTGGAGGTGCATCGCGGAGATGGCGCCCAAAGCGCTGGCCGTGCCAACAGATAGGACCACGCCTATCTGCCACCCTGCGGCGGCCACCTTGGTGATCGTGAAGACCTCTACGGAGGCCATCATGATGCTGATGGGCATCACTGCGATGTAGTTATCGAAGGCGACATTCCGTTGCTGGAAGGCCTTCAGGAACACGAAGACGAAGCTCGCCCCCGCGAGAGCGAGGTAGAGCATCACGCTTCATCAGGCTCCGGGGCGCGCGATGCACGAGACAGGGGCCGGCCTTCGTCCCGCTCGATCTCCTCTTGGAGGAGCGCCAGGATGCGCCAGGCAGCACGAGCCGTGTGGCGGACGCCGCGGGCGTCACGCTTGCCGTGGTCAACCAGATGGCGGACGGCCTTGTTGGCGTGGTCAGTAGACTTGCCTCGCGCCCAGTGCATGGGCTGGCCAGGATTGTGCTGCTGGTTTCCAATCATGGACACCATGGCGACCTCTGCGAGGGCGTTGGGGAAGTAGGCCAGTAGCCCGTCGAACATCGGGTAAGCTAGGCGGTCACCGTCATCCTCAGGAAGCGATGAGCGGTTATCTGCCTCAATATCATCCATGATCACAACGCTCGCGCGCCGCCCGCTGATTGAGCCGTCCAGACCCACTGTGCCTTTCGGAGAAGCGGGCAGCGGCTCGCCCCAGTCAGTAATTGACGGGTCAATTTGTTCGCGAAGCGCGTCCACACCCACTGTGCCTTTCGGAGGGGCGGGCTGGTAACGATAGACGGCGCGCGAGTTCCAATAAGGTTCCCAACTAATGCGTACCCAGTCCCTGGTGAGCCGGTTTTTACGAACATCGACCATACTGCCGGGAACGTAATCCGCAGGCGGTTCTCCGTCTCGGCGTGGTCTGTATTCCGCCCACGCGGCACCACAGGTGCACTCCCAGGGGTATTGGTCCAGATGCCAGTCGCAGTCATCAGCGTGGTCCGCGGCTTTAGAAATCCTCGTCTTCGGTTGACCCTCCAGCGGATTGGTCGGTGAACCCAAATCTATTCTCCTCTAGCTCGACCTCTCGCAACAGACCGGTGTCTCGGTCGTAGGCCAGCCCGAAGGTCACGCCAGTGGCGTCACCGGTCTCGCGCTCCTTCAGGATGCGGAAGATCGTGGGGCTGTCGGGGTCCTGTTTATCGCGCTCCAGCGCGTAAAGATTGTGGGCCCAGCGAGCGATTGCCCGTGACCCGGTGAAGTGCTTTTCCAACACACGCCCGCCTTCCTCGTGGGCGGTGCCCTTCGGAGTGGTAAGGTGTGAGATGAAATGCAGCGTGAAGTCGTACTGCTCCACCATCGACGCGAGGTCCGACATGATGGCGTCGAGCGCCTTGCGGTCGTCCTCTTCGTGCGCGATGAGTGCGGTCAGGTGGTCCAGGAAGATATCCTTGATGCCCAAGCCCAACACCATGTAGCGGATGCGCTCTTTGACGCTGGCCCAGTCCTTCGCCCCAAAGTGATTGTAGGGAAAGAAGAGCCCGTCCATCTCGTCGATAGCGTGACGGAGGGCGGCCTCATCAAACTCCACGCCAGGGACGTGGACGCGAACGCCAATCCTCATGCCCGCCAGGGTCCGCAAAGTTTTGACCGGGTTTTCCTCCAGGAGGATCGCCCCAACCTTGCGCGGCCCTGTAAGGGTCACCGGCAGGTCATCATGCGGCTCGATCATGTCGGGGAACATCGTGGTAAGCATGAGCTGCTTGAACAGCGTCGTCTTACCGGTCCCGACCCCCGCGCCGTAGCCGATGAGCTCCCCGCGACGTATCCCATAAGTCGCCTTAGTGAGCGACGGGAAGGGAAACGGCAGGCCATATGACGGAGGAAGGATCGCCTTCTCACGCAGCGCGGCCACGTCGAGGATACCGTCAGGGCGGTACTCTCGGGCATTCCACGCAGCGTTGACGATCTCCTTCGCGCGGCCCGCCTGGAGCATATCACTGGCGTCCTTGAGGGGAAGCGAAGCGATATAGGCCTTGCCGGGGGTGATGATCGCAGCAGCCTCTACAGCCGCCTCCTGGCCATCGTCGTCCATGTCAAACATGAACACGACCCGCTCAAAGCTCTCCAACCAGTCAGCCGCCTTGGCGACCGCCTTGGCAGCGCTATGGGCGCCGTCAGGGATGGATACGGCAGGCCAGGTGTTCCCCATGGCTTGCGCCGCACTCATCGCGTCCAGCTCGCCTTCGGTGACCACGATCATCCGGCCACCGGCTTTCCACTTAGACTGGCCGAAGAGTGGCAGCGCCGACTTCTTTTTGCCACGCCAGTGCATCTTGCTCTTGTCGCGAGGGCGAACCTTCTGCGCCACCACCCGCCCCGAGGCGTCGTGGTAGGGGGCAATTTGCACTGTCTCGCCGTTGTGTGTCCCGACCCGATAGTCGTATTGCTCGACGGTCTTTAGGGTCAGGCCGCGAGCGCGGAGAGGCGCGTGGTCTCCTCGGAGTAGATCGCTGGGCAAAGGCGCTGACGCCTCGCGCTGCTGGTCATCTGCGGGCTGATACGCGGTCTCTTCAGGGCAGGCGAAACAAAAACTATGGCCATCGTCATAATGGGCTCTGGCGTCAGAGCTTCCACAGAAATCGCACGGCCCCTTGTGGAGCAACGCGCTATCAGTTTCGTGTTTCAGCTAGTGTATCCTCCAGGGATTTCTCCAAGGCGGCTATGATGGCTCCGATGACCGTGCCGGCGATGGTGTTAGGAACGCCGACCGGCTCCGGGTTTCCTGGGAAGTTCAGTAGGAGCGGGCGAGAGGCCTCAGCCTCTTTGCGGAGGGTCTCAAGCTCGGCAACGCGGACAATCAGGTCCGCCGCGCGGCCCGCATTGATTAACTTTGCGAGCCGCTCAGGGTTATACAATTCCAAAACCAAGCCTCACCGCGTCCCTTCCCAGGCGGCAATCACCTTGGTGGGGGCGGGCGGACTGTTGATACCCAGCCGCTCCATGAGCCCCTCAAAGGCCAGCCCGAGGGCGGTCTTATAGCGCAGCGGCCTCAGCCGCTTCGGATCGGGCTTGAATGATTTGGTTCGCGGTCCTTTGCGTCCCCTGCGGGACGAGGTGATATTCGCCATAGCGATTTCCTTGCGTATCTTGTTTGTGGATGGTCACGATCTCCATGCCTTCCGGCAGGAGGTGCGCCTTCTCGTTGCGTAGGCGGTAAATCGCGTCACCAAGACGGAAGCGTCCGTACTCGATCAGCGCCGAACCTTCGGAGATATGACCACGGACGGCCAGGTGAGACGCGACGATCTCAACCCATGTGGATCGACGACGCATCACCAGAGCCTCAGGTTTCTAGCTGTACGCCAAAGCATGAAGCCGAGGACGCCGAGTGTCACCACGACGCCGCCAAGGAAGGCGGCTGCGTACTCTAAGAGAGTGCTCATAGCTGCTCCAGTTACAGACCACTCGTGTCTGCGATCTCGTCGAGGATTTTCTCGACTAAACGCAGTCCACCCCACACCGCGACGGGCCACACCGCGACGGGGATCAGAACCGCCAAAGCGGCGAGAAGAAGGACGATTGGGTCGTTCACAGTTGGGTCCTCACGTCAAACGAGGGGCAGTCCTTGCGAACGCCGGGGAAGTCCCGGTGTCCGAGAACGCGCGCCTCAGGGAAGCGACGGCGCATCTCTGCTACGATTGTCCGCAGTGCGGTCTTCTGCTCGGGGGTCCGGGTGTCCTTGGCCTTCTTGCCGTCCTTGGCCAGCCCGCCGATGTAGACGATGCCGACCGAGTTGGCGTTATGGCCCGCGACGTGCGCTCCCGCCTTCTCCAGCGGTCGTCCCGGCTCAATCGTACCGTCCCGTTTGACCACATAGTGGTAGCCGATCCCGGCCCACCCTCTCTCCTTGTGCCAGCGGTCGATACTCGCCGCGCCGAAATCCTTGCCTTCGGGGGTGGCTGAACAGTGGATCACAATATCGGTGATCTTCCTCATAGGAATGTAATCCTTATATGATACCCTTCGGGTTCGTCGGGCTGAGCCCAACGCTTCACTGTGCGGTTCTCGACGATCTGATCGTCGTCAGCCCACCAGTGTCCCGAAGCGGTGATGGCGTCCCAGACACCTTTTTCGTAGTTGTCGGCGTCCCCGCGAGGGCGGGTGCGCTTCGATGTGCGTGGCTTGGTGACCACGACCTCCATCTCAAAGCGGACATTCTGCTCGCGGTAGGGCGAAAAGTCCTCGTACTGTGCGAGCTTATTGAGCGCCTCGACGACCCCCGCGCGCCACTCCTTATAGGCCGGGTCGGTGTAAACCGATGGGTAACGGCCCCGGCAAGTGCAGCGGGACCGTTGGGTGGCTTTAGGAGTGACTGGGAGGAAGAAGCTGTGGGTTACTTCCACGTCAGACAGGTGACGTCCGCGATTTCCTTAGAAATCGTCGGGACCTTCATCAGCGTCACCGCCCTGGTTCTGGAAGCCGTAGGCGTTGCCTTCCTGGTCCTCGACCACATCAGCATCCTCGACGGCAGAGAAGCCATAATCCGAAGCCGACCGCTCACCGAAGGAGACGGCCTTGAGAACCTGGACCGCTTCAAGCTCGAAACGTGCACCGATAGTCTTCCCGCCATCGGTCTCATAATCCATGGGGCGTACGCTCAGGATCAGCTCTGATCCACTGCCGATGGGCGGCGGGTTCTTCAACGGGCGACCCTGCGAGTTGAAAAGGTGGGGACGCTTGGTGAAGGTCGAGCCGTCCTTCTTCTTACCGCCCGCCGAAGCGGCAGCGCGGAGTACCAGGAAGCCGGTCTCTTCGCCGTCCTCTTGATTGATCTCGGGCTTGATGACGTCAGCTTTGGTAAGCTGCTTCAGCAGCGCACCCTTCTTCTGGCGGGTCAGCTCCTCGACCTTGGCGTCATAGGCTTCATCACGGATAGCCTCGGCGGCTTCAATGAGCTCCGCGAGCCCAGGTGCTCCCGGCTCCAGCCGGATGCGAGCATGGTATTCGCCAAATTCTTTCTTGTACTTGAAGTCCGGCTCATTGAGCGCCGGCCAGATGGCAACGCCGCGGGGCGTGTGCATCAGGGGGTAATCGTTACGGGCACGTAGCATTTAGATTAGGTGCTCCTTGTGTTAGGAATTTTGTTAAGGGGAATGCGGGTATTCCAGGCTTGGACCGCCTTCTCCAAAGAGTTGACGGCAACATGTTTGCGCACATTCCAGTCGTACTCTTCATCATCGAACGCGACCCATGGACGCACGTGGCAGTGCTCATCTGTGCACCGCACCCCCGTCTTGGAGGCGTAATAGCCGTAGGAGCCGGCAACGCTGTAAACCTCCGCTTCGCCGCCACAGAACGGGCATGGCTCTAGCTGAACCAAGGGTCCTTTACGCTGCCAGGCGGATCGTTGTGGCGGTTTGGGTGGCGGGGCGGGCTGGCCGACCGTCAGCTCCCGCATGTCGGTGGCGTAAGGCCCGTCCAGGCTGAGCGCGGATCGACGACGAAACTCCTTAAGCGCCGCTCTCAAGGTCGTCCTCTAGGTACTCCAAGAGATACCCCTCGGCATCCAGGAGGGCCAAAGTGTCCACCGACACCTCACCATAACGCTGACGCTCGACCCGCGCGCGGCGTAGAAGGCGCTCAATCACTTCAGCTCTCCCTTCGCGTAATCAGCGAGGGCCAGGAAGGACGTCTCGGTTGCTTCAAGATCGACCAGTTGCCGCTTGGCTCTGGTCACTAGGTCGTGGGCGTCGAGTCCCACCGAGGTTGCGAGAACCACCGCGGCAGCCATAGCGGCTTCGATCTGCTTGGCCGCTGGGTATCGCTGGAGGCGATCCAGAATGGCCACCGCGGGTTCTCGGATATCACCTACGACCGCCGAGGCGGCCAGGGCGAAACGAATGGAGGCCGGCTTGGCCTCCCACGAGGGGTGTATTGTCATAAACTCTCTTCACAGGCGGGCCCAGAAAATGGTTCAGGTCTCCGAGTAGTGAGCCCTAATTAACTCAGAAGGATTGTCCTCTTATGATGACTATTATGCAAACAGATATGACGAGTGGCGGACCTCATTCAGGTCCAGGTCTCCTTTCTGTGGCGGCGGCGGAACCTCTCTGGCCCATGCTGGGGGCAGTTGCGCCACTACCTCATTGTAGAAATCCATCAGTATGTCATCCTCATATTGTGCAACAAACGTGTCACGCAGCAGCCGGACGAGTTTGTCCGTGTCAGCTACATGTGTGCCGAAGCTGTCATGAATGACGGCCAAGCTGTCGATCCCCGCCCGCTTTGCAGCGCGCGCGACGGCGCGCAAATGCGCAGCGTCGAGTGAGTGCACGAAGTTTGGGGCGATCCCGTTAGTCTGCCCTCGGGTGTCCAGTGCGGACCCCAGGACGGCCAACGTAACTTGAAGGCGGCGGCCCTGCCAGTGCACCTTAATCCGCTTGCCATAGACATTGCGGTACGACTGGCGGACTAGGAGCCCGTCAGGTGCGGTCCATTGGATGGCCTGGCCGGCGTCAGACGCCACCTTGGCCACCTCTCGGAGCCAGTCCATGGCGCCTTGGGCAGCAGAAACCACGTTACCGATAGCGCCATAGAGCACATGGCTCAGATAGCGCGCGGCCTCATAGTTGTCTGCCCCCTCCAGGTGCGGCTGTTCACCTCGCGCGGCGTTAGCAGCATCGATCTCTTGGAGAGTCTGCCACACCATGTCCTGCATCCCAAAGCGGGTCGCGCTGTACACGTAGGTCATGGTCGGGCGCTTGGAGACCTTTCGGGTCACCTTGCCGTTCTTCCACGGCGCGGCGTCGGGATCATCATCCGCGTCCACCACGGCCTGCGCTCTCTCGGCCACCACGGAGTAGACGTCCTGGGGTTCCCCTGAGGGTACCAGATTGACAGCAGCGGCGCCTTCAGGGTCCCGCAATAGAGCACTGAAGTGTTGCAGGCCGGAGTTGCTACCGTCGAGCGGGATCGGCAGGTGCGAGATGAAGTCCTCACCCTGATCCAGGAACCCGACATACTCCATGCAGGCCGCCAGGGCCATCCATGGGCTGTCTGCGGTAGTCCAGAACCGTTCACCGTCGAGCGGGTTAAGCGCGCTGTCGATGATCTGGGCAGCATGTTCCCCTACCCACTCGACGCGCTCACCGAAGGACACCTTATCCACCCCGAAGAGGTTAGCCAGATGGATAGCCAGCCAGTACCCACCAGTGGGGCCGACAGGTTTACCTACGGCGAACTTTAGGAGTGCCTTGCCGAGGTCGTCGGACTGCGGGGAGAACCCCACGGCAGGTGTCGGGTAGACGCGACCACGGAAGTCCAGGGAGTGTGGGAACCATATAGCGTCCTCGTTGGCGAACCGTTCGGCCATCCAAAGGCGTTGCTGAACACCGAAGCGCTGCGAGCGGTTGGCTGCATTCTCCTCGTAGACGCGCGCCGCATCTCTTTTCCAGATCGCCAGCGCCTCCTCATTGGTGTCAATGTCATGTGGACGAGCCGGCAGCGGTTTGTCCAGCCGAGGCGGAAGACCCGCAAGCGACCCGCCACTGTCCCACACCTCACGGACGATAGCCAGGATGGGCTTATTAATCGCCCAGGCGGTCTCTTGGATATGGTTGACCGCCTTGTACACTTCGCTGAGGTCCTGGTTCGCTAGTTGGCGTAGGTAGTCCCGAGTTGCCGCAGCGTCCCCACCAGGACCGCCATTACGGGGCGCCTTGATGAACGCAGTAGGGTTATGCCCAGGCGACGTCAGGTATCCACCTACGGTCAGGGACCGCCAGCGTTTGGGCCTGACAATCATGGGCATGTGCAGTGGCTCTAGGAGCTCGCACCGCGCGTGTTGCTTCTCCAACCACGCCTCAACCGCTTCAGTGGGCTGAATGCGATACACGCGGTCCCCTCTGTGGTCAGGAACGCGGTCGAGTGAGAAGAGACCGGTGGCGTCCACAAGTGCCTCCAACGCAAAGGCCCCAAGCTGGATTTTCTCAGCTTTGGGAATTGCTATTCGCGCCTCCTCATTGGCCAATAGCTTTCGCAGGGCCTCCTTACGCTTGGCTGAGCCGCGAGTGCGGCGGTAGTTCGCTCGGATCAGACCCACGTATCCCGCTGGGTTCTTCTCTTGGAAGAGCAACATCTCCACATGATTTATGATCGCGTCCCCGGCGAGCGCCGCCGTGGTTTGGAAGCTGTCCACTCGCGCCGCCGAATTGACTGCAACGCGGGCGGCGATGTACGCGACCTCTTCGGGCGAGGCCAGCTCCAACCATTTTACTGCCGACAGACGACGACCAGCAGCACCCTCTCGGGCAGCCTCGACCCTCTCAGCAATGAGGGCAGCGGTCGGCTCTGTGGCGAACTTAATGAGTTGCTGGCCCGGTGGGAGGTTTGCCTCCTCATCAGCGAGGCCCGTTTCGTCCTTCCACGGCATGGGTCTAGTCTGTCTGTAGCGGGCTGCGCCCAGGGTATGGGCTTCATCTTCAAGTACAAGCTGGCGTCGGATTAGCTCACGAGCGTCACTCAT